AGATGGAAAAGGTAGAGGAGTCACTGATAGATTTTTTGATCCTGATAGTGTTGACATATCTGACTTTGAATTTGCAGAGGGTGGCCGTGTACCATATATGGCTGGTATGCTAGTTAGAGGTGGTAAGATGGGTTATCAGGCTCTACGTAAATACGGTATCGAGGGTAAAGACATATCAAGATTGTTTGCAAGTTTAGGTACAGATAAAAGTTTAGTTGGTAAAGAGAAGACAGCATACTTTCAACAACTACACAAAGTATTAAGAAACCCAGATGCGTTTCCAGATGAGATCATGGACATACAAAAACAACTCGGCATAGATGTAGGACTTGGATTTAGAAACGGTGGTCTTGCCGGCATCCTGGAGGTGTAGTGCAACTTTCAGATTTTAAAAATTTAGATACTAGAACAAGAGCTTTAGTTAAAAGAGCTTTAAAAAAATGGAATCCTGCAGTTGAAGCTCGTGTTATTGAACTTTTAAATCAAGGATTATCTCAATCTGACGTCAACAAAATAATAAGACAGGAAGGTTTGTTTGAATTCCCTAGCTCAGGAAGATTGAAAGGCGGTACTATTAAATTTGATTATAGAGGAGTTAATGCTATTTATGAACAGTTATTAAAAGATGGGAAATTAGATCCTTCAATTAAAAAAATAGATAAAACAATAACTGGTAAGTATGCAACTGCTGCAGAAATTGCAACTCAAGATAGAGAAATTTTAAATCATTATTTAAAAAATGAAGCAAGGTTTGAAGGTAAACCAGCTAATCAAATAGTTAAATCTTTTAATTCTGAATACGGTTTAAAAACGGGAACTAACATTGCTAAAGGAAACGCTATCTCTGCGAACACTGTTAAACGTGCATTCAACAATGCTATCGATGGAAAGTATCCTGAACTTGATGAATACTTTAAAGCAAGACCACTAGATGAATTTATCGTAAGCAGACATGCTAATATTTTTCCTGATGTTGATAAATTAGACAAGTTAATTAAAAATATTATTAACAGTGGTGACAATTACTTAGTAGATGAACGTGTTAATGTAATTGATAGAATGAAAAGATTAAGAGAGGATTATGCTAGAGTAGTTGGTATAAATCCTGACGATCCTTCATTAGAAAATAATTTTACAGCTAGAATAAGAAAGTTACTGAATAGGTATGGTGGAAATAATGTGGAGCGATATGAGAAAAAATTGTTTGATACTATAAAAGCTCCTCAAGGATATATAGATTCTAACTTACATAAAAATTTAATTGCTATCGCAGGAATTGCTGGGAAGATGAGCAATAAGGATATTGCTCTTCAACTAGGACTACCTTTAGAAGATGTTAAACTTATAGAAAGATTAAAACAAGGAACTCATGCAATAGGTAAAAAATATAAAATGCCTATTGTAAAAAAGGGTGATTCAAAACTTATTTTAGCAGGTGATCATACTGACATCAAAGCTTTGATGCAAAACTTTCCAGAGTACAAACAAAATTTTATGAGAATAGCTTTTATTCAAGACGGTTTAAATACGATAAAAGCTACTTACGACAAAAAAATATTAGCTCTTAAAAGATTAGCTGATCAAGGTATTAAGTTTGATGAAGGTGTAAAAAGATCAGACATTGCGTTTGATTTAATTTACGATAAAAAAACAGGAGAAAGAATTTATCGACCTGTTAAATTTAATCCTAAGATACATGTAAGAAAAAAAACAGGCGTGTCAGTTGGTAAGCGTACACTAGGTCCTTTTTCTGGTCCGTTAACTGCTGCCGAAAAAACTGCTGGTGGAAGAACAATTCCTGATGCTATTGCAAAATTACAAAAAGAATTTTTTGATTTAAGTGGTGGTTACAAATTAGGCGGGTTTGATATTGTAGACGGAAAAGCTGTTGCTCCTAAAAATTTTATTCAACCTAGAATTAATGAAAGAGCTTCTCCACTGTCAATGACTCTTAGAGAAACATTAACCAATTTACAATACGGAACTAAAGACATGAAAACAGTTCCTAATAAATATTTAAATGTTGTGGATCAAGCAATTATTAGTCCTGAAGGAGCAACTACAGAAGGAAGAATAAATATTTTAAAAAGATTTGAACCAAAAGATTTAAAGGGAAGTGGTTATTTAGAAGCCTTAAGAGTCACTGGAGATGCAGGAACAAAACAAAGTCAGATAATAACAAATGTTATGAACCAAGGTTTAAGAAAAGCATTTGAAAATAACGAAGGTAATATTTGTTCTATATTTGGTAAAGCAAATGGTGGCTCGGTTAAAGCATGTCTAACTTCCTTTGACAATGCTGTAAAAAATAATCCACAAGGATTATTTCAAAAAGTTTTAAACTTTGTAAAATCACCAGGCTTCAAAACATTTTCAGTAGCAGGATTAGCGGGCGGTGCTGCGGCTGCACTTGTAAAAGAATTTAGAAACGATGATCCAACAACTTATTTATCAAACGAAGACCAACAGAAAAATATGTTGGTTGATATGGCAACACAACCAATAGCACCAGATTTTCAAAGACCCGATATTTTAGATTACCAAATGCCTGCAGTTGGAGCCTCATTAGCTGCATCAACAGCACTTGGTGCGCCATCAACAATTAAAGTTAGTAGAGACCCTAGTTCAGTTCCTCAGTTTAAATCTAGAGGAGCTGGTGTTGAACAAAAAGGTTTAATAAGAACTGGTGGAAGAGTATTAGGTAAAGGACTAGGTATTGCAGCGTCACCTGGAGTGTTAGCACCACTAGCTGCAATGGATATTGCAGATCAAATATCAGAAGGAGACTCACTAGCAGATATTGCAACAGATCCCATTAATTACACATATCCAATATTTGCTGAACAAACACCAAGATTAACAAGAGGACTGCCATCAACGTTTAGAAAATTTGCTAGATTAGGTATGTCTAAACCAGCATTAAGATTGCTATCAAGAGCAGGTATAGCTGGACTTGGTGCATCTTTAGCAATACAAGGAATAGGATTATTAGATGACTAAAAAACTAACAACTACGATACCACCACTTAGAGGACCACACTCACAAGGGTTGAATGTCCCTGGAAAAAAGACTATAGTGGTGTCGAACTCGGAGAAAAATAATGTCAGAAATAGACAAGTCTTTACCAAACGTAGAGCAGGAAATAAAATTACCTAGCGAAGAAGAGATTGTAGAAGCATCTCAAGAAAATATTAAAGAACAGGTTGGACCAGAAGACGTTCAAATAGAACAAGCCGAAGATGGAAGTGCTACGATTACTTTTGATCCAGAAGCTATTAATCAACCCGGCACAAACGAACACTTTGACAATCTAGCAGATTTATTACCAGAAGAAGTTTTAGGGCAATTAGGTTCTGAACTTTATGAAAATTATACACAGTACAAAGCATCAAGAAAAGATTGGGAAGATGGTTATACCAAAGGTTTAGATTTATTAGGATTTAAATATGAGACAAGATCACAGCCATTTACAAATGCAAGTGGTGCAACACATCCTGTATTAGCAGAAGCAGTTACACAGTTTCAAGCACAAGCATACAAAGAATTACTTCCAGCAACTGGTCCAGTGCACACACAGATTATGGGTGTGCCAACTAGAGAAAAAGAAGACCAGGCTAAACGAGTAAAAAATTTCATGAACTATCAACTCATGAATAAGATGAAAGAGTATGAACCCGAGTTCGATCAGTTACTTTTTTATCTCCCTCTTAGCGGCTCTGCCTTTAAAAAAGTTTATTACGATGAACTTTTAGACAGAGCCGTGTCTAAATTCGTCCCTGCAGATGATTTAATAGTTCCGTATACGGCAACTTCTTTAGAAGATGCAGAATCAATTGTACATGTTCTAAAAATATCTGAAAACGATTTAAGAAAAAAACAAGTGGCTGGTTTTTATAGAGATATAGAAATTACACCAGGTTACTCACAAGAAACAGAAGTTGAGAAAAAAGAAAGACAGTTAGAAGGAACTACTAAAACTAGAGACGAACAGATGTTTACAATTCTGGAGTTTCACACTAATCTTGATTTAGAAGGTTTTGAAGATAAAGATGCGGAACAAAATCCAACAGGCATAAAACTTCCATACATCATAACACTTGATTCATCATCAAGAGAAGTTTTATCTATTCGAAGAAACTATAAACCTGAAGATCCGTTAAAAAATAAAATAGAGTATTTTGCACATTTTAAATTTTTACCAGGACTAGGTTTTTATGGCTTTGGCTTAATCCACATGATTGGTGGATTATCAAGAACTGCAACGAATGCACTTAGACAATTGTTAGATGCTGGTACGTTTTCAAATATGCCAGCAGGATTTAAACAAAGAGGTATTCGTGTCAGAGATGAAGCGCAATCGATACAACCTGGAGAGTTTAGAGATGTAGATGCACCCGGAG